TTCTGGCTCCTGCTCTGGCTGTGCTGCTGGCAATGCCTTCGTATCCCCGCAGTCCTTATAATGGCACGCGTCTCCGTCTTGGCAGGGGCAGCGAGGGTCTTTTCCTATGCATGGCTCCTGCTCTGGCCTAGGTGGATAGTTGTTGTTACTGCAAGCCACGCATTCGTAGAGTACAGCGGCTTTACATTTGGGGCAGGTAGGCTCCTGCTCTGGCTGCTCCAATGCTTCGCGCAGGGCGGTGATGGCTTGTTCGTGCATGGCATAACAATCTATTGGCTCAAACCCACGCGCATACACTTTCCCTTTTTTAGGCTCAACCGCAGAACACAACGCCTCCAGCGCCTGCTGCGCGGCTTGTCGTAGGTCAGTCATGCTTGGCCCCTTGCTCGGATGCGCTCACCGACTTCCTCATCCCAGACATTACGGTCGTCAAACATTGCAGCGCAAGCCTCACGCTCGGCAGCGACAACAAGGGCGGCAAAGCGCTCCAGCCGAACACCGAAATCAAAAACGTCAATCAAGTCGTTTATGTCCCAACCAGCCTCCCGCGCCATGCGGATGATGTCATCTTTGGTCATTTAATATCTCCCGTTCCAACACTACTACCGCAGCGTCAATCTGCCCAAATAAATAGTCAGGCAGCGTTGCCCTGTTGATTGACATTGCACTCTCAATCGCCGACAACAGCTTCAGTAGTTTGAGTAGTTCTTGCTTAGTCATTTCTTCCCCTCAATTAAGTCGATCAGATCAACATACACAATCTCCATGCCGTATGCAATGTCTTGGTCTTTATCGCTACCTTGATAGCGCCTAACGATTCGGTCGTTGAGTTCGTTTAGGAACTCTCTCAGTTTTGGCAGGGCAAACTCGCTCACGTAGCCCTGTGTGTCGTCGTCATCATCCTGCGCTCGGCGCTTGGCCTCGCGTTCGATGCGTTTGAATTCGTCTTCTTCGGTGTTCATGCTTCCCTCGCTTTCAGCATTGCGTCTGCCATTGCATAGCTATCTTCGGCAATAGTTGTTGGTGTGCCGCCTTCGTTATCCTTAATAACAAGCCCCGTAAAATCATCGCCCTCACAGTGCTGCAACACCCTACCCTTCTCAACAATCAAGGACTGCATCGCCTTCGCCGCAAAGTAGTCGCGCAGGCGCATACCTGAGTCTTGGTAGTGGCACTCTTTGGAGGGGTGCAAACCCGGAAACGCCGGGCCTCCTGTGTCTGTTCTGTTCATGTCATGGCCCATATTAGTGCTGCAATTCCCCCAAGGAAAACCACTGTCATCAAAAACAAAACGATGATGGTCATCCAATACATGATCTCGTCTATCTCGGTGTAGTCGCCATCGTCACACATGGTATGTCTCCCTTGATTGTTTTACTCGGTCGTACGCACGTATCAGGTTGCGCTTGCGCTCGGGGTCTGTCATAGGTAGTTGTGTCTTTGCAAACAAGTTCGCATTGGCCTCGGCCTCCTCAAACGAATGAGGGAGCCACACGGACTCGGGCCTTCTTGCTCGTGACTCAATCGCTTGCTGCACCAGCATGTTGCTGACCAGCAAGACCATCTCCTTGGTATCACTCATACCTGCTCCTTATGGTTACTGATGTGTTGCTCTAACCGCTTGATGCGGGTGTCGTTGTAGCGCACGACACTCACGGCATAATCCACCGCTGTCTCTGCCTCCAGCTTCGATAGCTGGGCAACAGCTAACTCAGCGGCGATCACCTCCAGTGGCGTGGGTCTACGAAAATAGTTCTTGATAAGTGCGATCACTCGTTTTCTCCTTCTGTTTGTTCGTCTAGTTTTAGTACGTAAATCTCTTTGTTCACCCTACACCCGACATCCGTGACAAACTGTTTCTCGTTCACTAGCTTGAGCAAGCCCAGCTTCCCACGGAACTCGGCGGGGAGGGTAGTATCGTCGTAGAGTTGCACATTGTCATCTATTTTGACTAGGTACTTACCCTCGTCCACGACAATAAGTGCAGACTTTTTAGCCCCCATAGCGTCCTTAACTCCTTGTATAGTAGACAGTTCATCTGATGCGATCCGCAGCATCTCCAAGTTTTTTGCAACATTGCTATCATTCTTTATTGCGTACTCCAAGAACAAGGCGTACCCCGGACCTTTGATCACGTAGTCGATAGCTCTCTGTTTGATCTCATCTTGGTACTTGCGTGCCTCTCGTTCTTTGCCGTGATGCTCTTGACGAACAACAGTGTCGGCTGTATTTACTGCATCTGTTGCTACCTCTAGCACTGACCGAGGCTTGAATGTCTTCTTGGCCTTGGCTATAGCTTTCTCAAAGTTGTCGGTCCTGTATACGTTTTGGCGTGTAGTTATTCGGTGACTTTCAATTTCAATGACCGCCCCTGTGTTTGATTTGTACCCTTTCTCAATAGAGCCCAGCGTCTCCCAGTTGTGGCTTACTACGAACTTGTTTGCCACCATCGTTTTATGCTGGGTATGGGCAGGCTCTGCCCAGCTAAAGTTTGTTACCTTGAACGTCCACATCGGGTTTTTCAATGCCAGTTCCCATATGACTTTGGCGAGGATAGACGTTACCTTGTACGCACTGACAAGCTCTTTGGTCTCGGCTGCGTGTACGTTAGGTAAATCCATCGGGTTGTTTGTTGTGTTCATGTGTTTCTCCTTACCAATTAAACTTACCCAAGATCGAATCGACCTTGGACTTCAACTCGCTGCGTGAGTCAGCGTCCTCTTTGATGTTTTCCAAGTTAGCCCCTAACATTGTTAGCTCTACCTGTCGCCGTGCCTCTTCCAACAGCGGGTCGTTGGTCACGTTGAGCTTAGTCAGCAGCGCGCACAACTCCAGTGGGTTGGTCAACAGCGAGTCGTGGTACCGCTTCTTGTCCCCTTCACCACCCTCCTTCAGCTTCTCAGATACACCTAGCAGCACTGAGTGCAGCTTGTCCCACGGCGCACGCATAGCTTCCTTCAGCCGCTCGTCGAACTTGTCGCGGAACTCCGCTCGCACATCATCCAAGTCCTCTGCTGGTATATCCAAGCGAAAGTCGCCGGAGTCGGGCATGGGGTTGACTGATCGACGGAACCCGAACTTCTGCTTGACTTCTTCAATGTCAGGGTAGTCACTTGCCTTGTATAGTGCTCCTAGGTTGGTAGGCGCTTCAGCAACCAGACGCGGGTACTGGACAAAGAAGTTCTGGCACATAACGTCGAACGTCCGCTCAAACCCATTCATGGTCTGCTTGTACTCCATGAACAGCTTGGTCGGCAACATGCGCTCGCCCTTGTCAGCCCACGGCAACGTGTGCAGGTTGTGGTACAGCCGAGCCCGAGCCGCAAACTTCTCGATGTCCTTACGCAAGCCCGTACCTGCGAACAGGTTCTTCTTGGTCTGCGATGCGTCACGCACTGCCCCTGCGTTTGTATTGGTTAGCTCTGTTGTCTCCCGGTCGATCTTCGACGCAGGCCACACACTGATGTTCAGTTCCACAAGAACCGCTGATGCACTAATACTCATTTCATTTCTCCTTTGGTTGGTTACTCAATTCTTTTCCGGTTTACCCGCTAGCTTCGCCACATGGTAGATGTCGTCGCTGATGAGCTTCATGGTGATCTCATCGGGGTTAGGCCACACGTGGTACGTGTAGCTGTTATTGCCATCGTCCCCACGGTTGTATTTCTTCTCGTACTTCTCCGCACGCTGCATGATCTCAGCTACCACCAAGGCATCCTTGACCGACAGCACTATGCTGTTGTATCCAAGCTCCATAACCATCATGTCGTTCTCCTTAGTCTTTGATATGAATTGTTTTGCCGTTCGGTGCCACCACATCGTTACCTCCTACGATGGCCCACATAACAGGGGCAGTCCAGTCGTTACCCCAGTCGCCACCCACGTACCCATCAGTCAGCACGATCACGCACTGAGGCACGATCTGCTCCTTCTTCAGGTAGTCCGACACGCAGCTTGGGCTAGTACCCCCACCCCCTCGTGGCTTCGTAGAGCTAACAATGTTAGGCACCTCGGACTCCGTGTACGTCTCATGTGCAGCCACCTTGCTGTCCCAATAGATCAAGTCCACAAGCTCGGGGTTGACCTCCTCGGCGATACCCTCGACCTCGGACAGGAACTCGGACAACTCAGCCTGCCCGATAGAGCCTGAGGTATCTATAGCTACCACTAGGTGTCCCACCTTCTCGCCGATCATGCTCGGCATGTAAACACCTGTGGATAGGAACCGACGGTTAACCCTGCGCCAGCTACTCGCGTCCTTGCTGTGACACATGGACTTCACGTAGTCACGCAGCACCTCACGCCAGTTGACCTTGGGCTCAAGCAACTCCTGCAACTCGCGGTCTAGCCCACCCGCACCCTCGCCCACTTGCTTGTTGTGCGCCATCAACCCCTGCCGTATGGCTTGGTCAATGTCCCGCACCAACTCACGCTTCTCCTCGTCGGTCATGTCGTTAGCACCGTCCCAATCGTGCTCGTCGATGCCACCATCACCGGGACCACCCCCACCCCCCTCTTTCTCCTCCTTGAGTATGTCGAACACCTGCTTGGAGTTCATGTTCTTGAACCGTGTGTCGCACATGCCCATCTGCTTGCCCTTGTGCGGACCGTCTGTGTACACAGGCATGGAGATCACCGTCCCGCTGGGGTCCAACTCCCTGAGCATCAGGTTGATCACGTGATCACAGGCAATGTTGGCTAGCTGGTGATCCTCGTCGTGCAGCTTGCGCCATGTGGTCAGGTGCCGATACATCTTGTGCCCTGCCTCGTGGGCGATCACAAAGCAAAGCTCTTGGTCACGCAGCTTGGTCACGAACTCACGCCCGTAGGTCTCATCCCGTCCGTTAGTACGGGCAGTCGGCGTGTGCTCATCCACGCTCGTCTTGCCGATCATCATCACACCTTGCAACAGGGCAAAGTTCTTGTTGCGCATCAAGGCAATCTTTGCCTTCTGCAATTTCCGTTCTGCTTCCATGTTTATCTCCTATGAATACATGTTCAAACTTCGCTCGGCTTTAGCGTTACCAATCAGCAACCTGAGCATTCCAGTCGCCTCGCTTATGTCTTCGTACGTAGCTATTTCAATGCGGTTGAAGTTCATGCGGTTGCTGCCCTCCCACCGGACAATGGCTATTCGGTACTCAACCCCGTCCTGCATAGCAAACATCTTGCGCTCCATGTATACCGAGTACGCAGGGGCGCAGTATTTCAACTCTTTGGCTAGGTACTCCACCTCCTCGTACCCATCGGGCCAATTCTTGATTTTTGCGTACGCCATTAGGTCACAGCAAATCTTGGTTCTTCGCAACCCACGCTGCGAACGCCTTGCAACTGAACGCAATAGACTGCTTGGTCGGGGCCTTGGCAATGTTGACTGCGAACACTGCTTGCCACTCAGGTGCGAACCGCTCAAGGTACTGCATGAACGGTGTCATGGTCTCTTTGGTCACACGGGAGATAGCACCAAACACCACGATGGCACATGCACCGGGGCTAGTAGGCACAGGCGCTGTGTCGGGCTTAGTCACCGTAGCCTCCCACGTTGGTAGCTGGTCGGCAAACTCAATGTATGCCTGCATATCCCTAGCACCGGACTCACCGAGAGCACCAGTGAGTGCCGCGATCACCGCATCCGGGTCGTTCTGCTTGCGCGTCCTAACAATGTTAGATGCAGTCTCCAATGACCGGGGAGACACGAAAGCATTTTGGTTGCGCTTAGGGTTGTAGATGTACGGGTTGTCGTTCTGCCCCCCGTCCGTGTACGATGCCAGCACCTGCGGGAACCGACTCACCCATGCAATCACCTCGGCCTCGATGCCCTTGTTGATAGCCCACTCAACCCACTGCTCGGCATTGGGCTTGCTGATCGTCACAGGCACCAGCCGGTTACGGCTATGTGCTTTCAGGTTGTCACCTACGCCGTCGGTCGTCAAGTTACCCGTCAAGAACACGATGCAGTCCTTGTTTAGGCTGATGTCACCCAGCCGTGGGTTTGCCTTCTCTAGCATGGGGTGCAGCATATTCTTCACCGGGTCGGCACCCTTGGTGAACTCGTCGAGCATCACCACCACAGGCTTGCCTTCATGCACTTTGAACCGTGCGTTGGGGTAATACCGGGTCGTCTTGGTGTCGTGGTCGATTACCGGCATGGCAATGTCACCAAGGTCCATATTGGGTACGTCGATATAGGCACACTCGTAGCCCATGCGTGCAGATATCATCTCCAACAGAGAGGACTTGCCAATACCCGGCTCGCCCTGCAAGAGGAACCGTGTCTCGGGATTGCTGCAAATCAGGTTCGCAGCCTGCTTGAGCGTGATGCTCTTACCAAATGAAACTTCAGCCATTTCTAACTCCTTCTAATTCGGGCAAAATCGCCCACTTCTAACTACTTACTCTACCCCTAACCAGACTATAGTATAACACAATGTTACGTCTATGTCAAGATACTGACTCCTCACTTGACCCAACTGTCGTACTTCTTGCTCGGTGCCTTGCCCACGGGCAGCAGCACCTTCTCAAACACCTCGTCGCTGTGGTGTCGGTACACAATCTCGCGGAACTCGGGCAGCAGTGAATCCGCCTGCACGTGTACATCAGAATTTCCGGGAAGATTTCCCCTTCGGATAGCCATAACAATCTCAAGCGTAGCCCTGTAGAAGTTGCTGTGCTTGTCCTCCTCCGGTTGGTCGTTCGCCATTAGCTCCATCGGGAAGCTCTCGGTGCGTACATCACCACGGAAAGTCACTACCTCCATGTCGGCAAACTCGGCTCGGCCAAACAAGACGCTTGGGGGCAACTCGTATCTACCACCGTAGTGATTTTTAGCTTCCCGTTGTTCTGTCCGCAGGTTCACCATGCCCTTCAGGTACTTCTCGAACTCGCTGTACTTGGCTCTAACATTGTTGGCTTTTTTCTTATTTAGTTGTGTTTCATACACCGGTTCGCTTACCACCAGTTCCCACGTGAACGGATAGACCTCCTGCCGACGAATCACTGTGGTCTTGGTGTTGTGCAGCACAACCTCGGCGTTATTGCCAAGGCACAGCACACTACTGCCATTCTTTGCGTAACAGCTAAGGTACAGAACCTTCTCAATGAACGTCCGTGTTGCAGTTGAGCTATACCCGCCCATGCTGATCTCCACATCACCATCTGGCTTGAACTCAATCACCGGGGTGCGGTACAGGATGCACTGATAGGACGTAGTGTCATTGAGCGGGTTTATCAGCTTGGCTATACGGTAGTCGTCATTGCTCCGCACCCCCAGTGGGCGCACATCCCCAGCCCTGCCACGGATGGGCTTGATCTGCTCGTACCGCAGCTTCGCCTCCGCATACGTGGTTATGCGCTTGATATCTCTCATACCTGAATTACCGTACATACTAGCTCCTTAAAATTAAAACTTTGACCTGTTTTAGGGTAGGCCGCAGGGCGACGAACCGCTCCTTGGCCGCACTCTTGCTCTTGGCCTCGATGACCTCGGAGT